CATCCATTTTTTCCTTTCACCACCAAGTGATACCTGGCGTACCTTGTTGATCCCCGTTGTACATGTTCGGTCACAATGTTGTGCCCCATCTGTCGCAGTTCGTTGATTCTTGATGCGAGGCGGTAAATCCGTCCGACCTTGAGTGCATCGGCTGGCGTAACCGGCCCACGTTTCAGCATGGACAGGATCAGAAGGTTTTGACTTCCGAGGGGCCGAACTCCTGATCCATTTCCTGAACGAACTGATCCCGCTTTTTTATGTCATCAGCCTCCGCAGCCTCTAGGGGTTGCATCTTGGCGGCAATCTCCTTGTAGATCGCGCTGGCATTGCGAATGCCCATGCGGGTGAAAATGCCGCTGTTTGCGGCTTTCAGCGCCCCCAGCTTGCCGTTCTTTGAGTCAACGTCCAGCTTCGAGGCACCAACCTTGTCCACCAGGCTCATCAGCCCTTCCGTCCAATCGGATTGGCTGGCAAAGTTCATCGTTTCCCGACCCGGCACTTGCAGCACCCAAATAGAGTCCTCGGATAAAGGCTCCACCGCTTCCACCGGGTCATTGTCCGGGGTGAGATCAACCGTGGCGGCGCTGCCGCTGCCGACAACCCGCTCAGGCTGCTTGAAGTCCTCGACTTCCTCGGGCGTGTACACCCCGACCACGCAGCCGGGATACACGGTGCGGATGCCCTCGGAAATGACGCGAGCGCGTAGCATGGCGCGGGGGTAGTTCTTCCAATTGTCCTTGCTTGCCAAACCGATCCGCTTGGCTTGCTCGAGCGTCCAGGTCAGGGTAACGCTGCCGCCGGCAGGGTGGGAGAAGATGCCCGTCACCTCTGCGTCTGTGTAGGTTTTCCACTCGACCTTGCCACCGGCCTGCTGGAACCGCGCCAGCATCGCATCAGCCTTGAGTGCGGGGCGACCTTGGATCACATGATAATCACGCGCTGCAATGGCAGGGTGCAGTCCCTCGGCCTGCGCGATCAGCATCAGCGCGACAGCCTGCTCCTGCGTCTTGATGCCGAACAGTCCCGATTTAGCGACTGCCGTACCCATCTTTTCTATGTCTTGCATCGGTACTAGATTCATATATTTCCTCTCATTCGTAGTTTTACATCGTCTTTACCGGGGAATAATTCCTCGGTCATTACATCGTAATTTCTTTCTTTAACCGTGTAGCTGATACGTCCATATTTATTTTTCGTGACTTTCGTTACTGTACCCCAAAACGGTGTTCCTCTTGCAGGATAAACAGGAATTCGTTGTCCAACCTGGCAATACTGTTTATGCCAATCAATTTTTTGATGACGCATAGCCTTGGAACGGGTAGCCAGTTATATCGTAATGCTGTTTGATTGGATCAGTCCTGGTTGGGTGGCGCAGCTTGCGTAGTGCCTTGGCTTCAATCTGCCGGATGCGCTCCCTCGTTACGCCGAATGCCTGGGCAACCTGCTCAAGTGTCATGTCCTGTTCGTTCCGCATCATCAATACTTGTTCTTCTTTTTTGGTCAGCGTTTCCAGCACCTCTTTCAAGCCTTGATATTGTTCCTTCCTCTGATACTCCTCCTCTGGGCTAGGGAGAACCATAGCGGGTGATTGATGATCCAGCAGATAATCGACTTCTTCCCGTCCTACCGCTTTTTGTGAACTAGATCGCTTGAGTTTCAGCGTAAGTTGTTCGTCCGTCCACAGGTCAGAAGGTGCAGCTCCGAGTGCCTCCATGACTGCCTTGGCAATCGTGCTGAATTCACCGTCCTGGGTGATTGGCGCATCGCGCATGGCGACCAATGCCGACAGGTGCGTGGGATGAGCATTGATTGCTTCAGCAAACGCATTGCAGGACTTGTATCCGGCTTCCTCAATGGCAGTCAGCAGCAGGTTGTTCCTGACCGTTACCCTTACCCGATATTCTTTCATTTGACCAAAAACCTCCGGCTACCAGGCGTGGCGACCACATATTGGTCATACACCTTTGGCATTTCTGATTGGAATCTCTTGCTGTCGAACCGCTTGCTGTCTGCTGCTTTTTTCCACGTTGCCAGAGTGTGACCATCCACCGTCTGCAACAGGGCAGCTTCACCCATGCTGTTCTGCACCATGCCGGTGAGCAATTCTTCCTGCTCCTCAAGATGCTTGATCTGCGCCTTGATCTGCTTGAGTTTCAGGCAGGCAGCTTCGATTTCCTGCGGCGCGATCTTGTAGCTGCCATCATCGCGGCGGAACAATGCGCGTAGATCATCAGGGTGATACGCCTCGGGCGGGGTGCGTGTCTTGATATGCGCCCATAGTGCAGCTTCCTGGTCAATCAATGCTTGCTTCATTGAAGCATCAATTTCCAGCGGATAGATGCACAACTCTTGACCGCCGAACAGCACGCACAGGTTGACCGTGGCGACGTTGAAAACCGCGGCCTCATGGATACATTGTGCCAAGTCCATCACCGGAACGTCCTGCGAACCATCGTCACCAAACGCCGACCTTTTGTGAGCGTTGTAATTCTTGATCTCGTATAGGGTTTTGTTATCCTCGCTCACATAGTCAAAATGCGAGCGCATCCACGGCAGGCCCTGGTGCGTCCCTTCAATGTCCAGTTCCTTCAGCCTGATGTTCAGCCTGTCACCTACTGCTCGGGCAATCGGTTCCTGAAGGCGCAGTCCCCATTGCACCGGCTCCAAGTGGGAAATATCTTCATGTTCCTTTTGTCCGGTCTTGAACAGCCATACGTCAGCACCGCGTCCATCAGCGATTCGTCGAGCGTCCGTTGCCCAAATTGCCGAGCGCCTTGCTTCGGGTGAGAAATCAGCCATGATTTACATCCTTAAGCAAGCGCCCGTCCGGTGCGGTGTCGGTTCGCCCGTCGCCCCAGTCATCGTCATATTTTGGGTTTCGACCATCCCGGAAGTCGGGAGTGCGGACAGGCTTGAACAACTTGGCATCAGAGCCGCAGGCATGACCGTGAAGCCTGGCGGTCTGGCAGAAGACCGTACTGCGTTCTCCAGAGACCAGCGAGATCACGCCTGCTGCCGTGCACCTGGCGTAGTCGAGATCATTGGGGAATTGTTTGCTGCGTTGCATGTTGGCGCAGTCGATGCAGAATTTCTGTTCCATTTTTCTCTCCATAAATTGATTCAAAAATAAACCTCACCCGCTTTAATACATAGTACAACTATTCGACTCTCGTTTATCAGCATCTCCCGATTTTCTGGGGCCGCTCTCCGATCACTCTCGCATCGGAGCATCCTGGCGTGGGATGCGGCTCGCTGTTTATCCGCGTCGGTCGTCTATCACCTTCGCGGGGGCTGGGTTATGGCCCCGTGCCCGATCAAAAGAAAACGCTCTAGGAGCGGTTGGGGCATTAGGAGAGCCGAAAGACATCGGTTGCCTTACCCGCTTCTAGAGCGTTCTTTGTCTTTTCCGCGCTCTCCAACGCGACCCGATCTTTTTCTCGGACAGGCGCATCCTAAGACAGCTATCCTAGCTTGTCAATAGGCCACGGACACGCCTAGGTGCCACAATAGCACCCCGACCAGCGCCCCTATTGCTGCAATGCAAAATCCAAAGGTCATGCCAGAATGGAATCCAGCTTCATGCGCGGCCTGGCGATGCCGCTCGACTAACTGCCATTGTTCGTCGGACATGATAAATCCTTATAAATTATGGGGTTTTATTGGCGAACCAGAAATTTATTTTTAGTTCGCCAATTCGGTCAGGATCAGTTTCAGCCGACTCTTTATTTTTTGCTGGCGAATTTCTCTCTGCTTTTGGACTGACTTGATGCAATCCAACAGGGACTTTTCAACCGCAATCGGTTCAAGTCCCATTGGACGATGGGCTTTCCAAGTGCCACTCGGCAATTGCATGAAATGGACAACATCATCCGGCCCGAAACATGCCACCCAAAAATCCCTGCCTGGGCGATAGACCAAATCGACCCCTCCCACCACCATTGAAGGATTGTTCACGGGCGACCCCTGCTGTCCACCCAACCCATGCGAACATAATCGGACGGGTCTTCCCATTCATCGGGGACGGGGTGCAGCGCTTGATGAGCAGCGTCTGCAGCCGCAGCTTCCGCGTATGCCGCATCTAGGGCATCAATTTCAGCTTTCAATGCAGCCAATTCTGCCTCGGTCATATTTTCTCGATATTTAATCATATAAGTCCTTATATTTTATGGGGTTTCTACTACTTCCAGCATAAACAGCAGGGCCAGCGACCGCGCCTCTTGCTGCGCGAGACTGTCCTGGGGATGCGACCACCACCAGCTATAAACGTACAGGTACTTGCTATACGGACAAAACCATTCACGGAACAGGGCATTAGCCCGGAACAGGGTGGGTGCGCCTGTCCCGGATGCCTCCCAAGCGCGTTTAATCGCCTCACAAGCGGTTATCGGGTGAGCCAGCACTAGGGTACTGGCCTCCCGATAGATGCGCCGTAAAGCCCGTTTCCGGGCCTTTGGCATCATTCCCCCTCGCGCTTTGGGTGCTTAATCATGACCGTATCCCCGCCTCTTTCAGCACGCCGCGAGCGAGCTCGACAAACTGCACGCAGAGCTTCGCCTCGCCGCTCACCGCACCGTTGTTGCCGGACTCGTGAGCTCGCAGGATGCGGTCAAGTATTTGCGCCAGTTCCGGCGCAGCCGCGATCAACCTGGCGTTGGCAGCCCGGGTATCGTAATCCGGGCCGTTGACAACAGCCCACAGTCCAGGCTGAGACCCGCTCACGCACTCGACTTCTCCTCCAGTTATCTGCACCTGCCATGGGCCGGGAGTGTGCCTCATGCGTCCCCCCGCGCTTTGGCAAGGGCAGCTCGGGCCGCTGCCATGATGCGCGGCATCTCGTCCGGGTGTCCGTCGCCATGCACCAGCAGGGACAGTACCGCCATCATATCGGGCGCAGCAGCAATCAGACGGGCGTTGTCAAAGCCCATCGGTGACGGTGCGACGATGGTGTAGCCTTCCTCGTCAACAATCGCGCGGTATCCCAC